GAGATGCAAAACTCCACACCGAACCAGATGCGCATGGTTCTCACGCGCCTCGGCCGCGACTCCAAGCTCGTCATCACGGGCGACACGGGTCAGCACGACCGAGGTTTCGAAAATAACGGACTGCTCGACCTCGTGACGCGCCTGGCCGACTCGCCCATCCCGGGTATCGAGGTGGTCAAGTTCACCGAGGAGGACATCAAGCGTCACGCGATCATCAAGGATATACTGCGGTTGTACGGGCCTTGATTTATTTATTTTTTTACAAGAGGGGCGTCCACGGGTCCGAGGTCCGCCTCATCCTCCATAAACAGTTTACAATTCATAAATTCTCATTTTTTTGGGATCAATTTGGGGACGGAGGTCCAGACACCCCTCTTATAAATTTATAAATAAATGGTCTAACCATTTTTCGAATCTGAAAGCCCGTGGCCTAACTTTTTATTGAACAAGTGCTTTGGGGTTTCAGATTGGGAAAACCTTAAAAAAGTCGCGACCCCTTTAAATATGAAGTGTTGCGTAAGTTGGTGCTCGGACAAGGGCGACTCGTACTTTGGGGGCAGGTGTACCGAGCATGCACTCGAGTGGCTCTCGACCCTCAGCCCGGCTGACCATGACAAGGCTCTCGGCCCCTATATAGGTTTTCCCAAAGTGCTCAGGACCCGGGACGTGAACCCTGAATTATTTATTTTTTTAGAGCGAGGGTCTCCACGGGTCCGGGGTCCACCGCACCCTCCACAAACTTTAAACAATTCGTAATTTTCTATTTTTTTGGGATCAATTTGGGGACGGAGGTCCAGACACCCCTCTTATAAAAAAATAAATAATACTTAAAAAATCTATACGTGTTTTAGGTAAGATGAGCACGTGCTCGATCCCAGGATGCTACGAGCCCGTGTGCCCGCCGACTGACGTGTGTGACGAGCACGTATCCGACATACCACTGGGTGACCCCCGGTTAGGACCCGTCATCAGCCTTTTTACAAAATTCCTCAGACCCCAGGACGGTCCGGAAGTTTTTGAGAAATTTTTTTTCATACATGATGGTAATGGAAGTGGTGTGCCCGAAGTGCGCCAAGGTATTCACCCATCCGACTTACCCATCGAAGGCGAAACAGGCCCTACAATCCCATCTGAACCGCAAGAACCCTTGTGATTCTTCAGAGTACAAGATAGATCGTCCGGTGACGTTCGAGGTGCCAGATATAACACGTTTGGACCTTTCAGGGGTCGTCGAAGAGATGCGGAACAATATCTATCTTCGTGACAAGTTCAGAATCACAACCATCTTCAGAACCCTTCTCACACGCAACAAGTTTGCGACGATTCCAAATCTAGGGACGGGTCGTGTGATGTACAAACTCGAGGGCTACATCATGTATAAAAGAATAAGTGAATTTCTAAAAGACTTTTGGATATACGTGCTCGTCAGACAGGTAGGTCCATTGCTCTCTCGTGAGTGGGACGGGTGGGCCAAGTTCGCCGGACTAGTAGAAAGATCTGCGACGCTCGGTCTCGAGACGACTATGGTTCCAACAGCCCACCTTAATAAGTGGTACAAGTCCGATCAGTACAAAGTGTTGAATTCGGCGGCATCTGGATTTTTTAGAAACGAGCTGTCACGGAGCGAAAGGGCCCAGATCGCGGTGAATCTCGGGACGCCGTCTCAAGTAGTGTCTTGCATGGCCATCGCGCCCGGTCCCCCTTGATTCTTTTGGGGACCCCTAATAAATGGAAGTCCTCAACGATGCTGAGCGCCGCTTTTCCCGCAAGCTCGTGGACGCCATGCTTCCAGAGCTCATCCAGACCTTTTGGGACGTTTGGGAGGACACGAAGAAGGAGAACAAGGATCGCAAGTTGGTCGAGAACTACCGTCAGAACCTGCGCAAGGTCAAGGGTGAATGGTCGAACGTCAAGGTGAAGCAGCACGTGGCCAATATCATCAAGGAGTGTCCGCTGTTCCCGCGGCTCATAGCAGCCGTGTTCGTCATCCACGTCAAGATTCTCAGTTCGATTCGGATCGACAAGTCAAGCAAAAAGATTTCTTTGAAGTTGCCGAGCAACGACGTGTTCGTCCACACGTGCTTTATCGAGTGCGCCCGGGACATGTATGAGGAGCCCTGGGTCATCACGGACGAAAAGCCCGTGTCCGAGCGCCGGACCGAACTGAACACGCGCTTCACCAAGTGCATCCGCGAGACGATCGAGAACCTCGTGCCGACCGAGGAGATTCTCAACACGTATCTGACCTTGCCCGAAGAGGAGACCAACCTCGAGATGGAGCACGATGGCTACGAAGATCCAGAGGAGCACACTGAGGAGCGTCCGGACGTGGGCGAGGCTCTGGATGCCGTGGACAACATAGAGCAGGAGGAGCCCCTCGCGGACGGCGCGCCACCCGCGGGTACCATTCAGCCCGGGGAGCTCCCCGAGCCCGTGGAGACGCCGGGTGGCACCAAGACGGTCGCAGTCACACCCGCGCCCATCCACAAAGAGTCTCTGTTCCCGGACGCGCCCGAGGTGGGCAAAAAAGGTCTAGAGGACTAGTAGTAACCGATGGATCACTACTTCAGACAGCCCTGGTCGGCGGCCCTCATCGCGGCGGCCGCCACCATGGCCTACATCTACGGACGTAACAAGATGAACGGGAAGAGCAACGTGCCCAACTCCGAGTACGCCAAGCCCGCCTTTCTCGTGGCCCTCCTCGTCTATCTCGTCGTCAGCCAGGGCACTGGACAACGCGAGTCTGTAAGTCTTGAGCCGTTTTAATAACGAGGGGACTTAAAAAGATCAAAACATAAATTACTAATGAGCTCGCTCGACGCCTTCAACGACATGATGGGTCAATTCCTGAACGAGCTCGTCCTCACATTTCCAGAAGAGAAGAGCATCCAGAAGTTCCAGGCGGGTTTCGAGGTGTGGCGGGTCGCCACGCCCCGTGCGACCCTCGAGGGCTTTATGAAGTCGGTCGGCCCGCACGCGTCCAAGCTTATGGCCAAGGATGAGTCCTTTTTTCTCGAAAATGCGAAAGATATTGATTTCCTGAAGGATATCAACCTGCACGTGATCTGGACCCCAGAGACGAGCCCTGCGACCAAGGCGGCGATCTGGCAGTACATGCAGACCCTGCACATCCTCGGTATGACTCTGTCCATGTTCCCCCCAGAGACCCTTGAGGCTATCGAGTCGGCGGCCAAGAAGTGCGCCGAGAGCGGTGCGTTCGACCCGAGCGCGATGCAGGGCCTTCTGGCGGGCCTGATGGGTGGGGGTGGCGGGAACCCGTTCGCGGCGCTCATGGGTGCGGCGGCTCCTCAGCAGCCGCGTCGCCCGCGTCCCGGGCAGCGTCAGGTTCGTCGGAAGCCAGGGGGGCCGCCGCCTCTTCTGTAAAAAAATCAGGGCCCAAAGTAGAGATGGATCCACGCGAAGTCTTCAGATCCGACAAGCTCCTCGAGTTTTGGCCGACGGCCATGCAGTCGTCCAAGGACCGCGTCGCAGCCACGACCCGTTTCATCGTCTACGCCATGTGCATCCTGTATCTCATCAAGCGCGACGCCCGTATCCTCGCACTGGGCATACTTGTGCTCGCAGTGCTCTATTTCCTCTGGACTTCGAACATGATCCCAGACGGCCAGCTCCGCCCCACGTTCGGCGACGGGCGGACCCCATGGTTCGGCCGCGACACCGTGACAATGCCCACCATCGACAACCCCATGGCGAACGTTCTTTACACGGACTACACGGACCGGCCCGACCGGCCCGCTGCGGCCTGGTACCCGAGCGTCAAGCAGGAGGTTTCCCAGGCTTGGGAGTTTATCCATCCGTTTGAAAAGAAGCGCGACGCCGAACGCAACTTTTACACCGCGCCCAGCAGCACGATCCCCAACGACCAGACGGCGTTCGCCGAGGCCTCCTTCGGCCCGAAGTTCGGCCCCTTCTGCAAGGATGGCTCCGGCACATGCGACATGGATTCGGACCGCTTCCACTTCCCGGAGCGGCAGCAGATGCGGGCCGGCAATGGCCGCTAATTTTCTGGGACTAGAGTAACTATGGGGCGGACTCTGCAGACAGATGGCCTCACGCTCCAGGAGCAGATTTGGCAAGGGCCCGCGACCGTCGTCCTCGACGATGTGGTGCGCGTGGAGGACATGCTGCGTCCCCAGACGACCGACCGCTGGAACCGCTTCTACAACGAGCGGGCCAATGATTTCCCGAATCTCTATATTCAGGAGCCGTTCCCCGTCCTGACGTGGAACCCAATCAGCACGTACAGCAACGATCAGAACAACCGATTCGATCAGCGCAATCCGACCGTCGCCGTCGGCAACCCGAAGGGCGCTCCGTGGTCC